CCAAGCTTGCAAGGCACGATTTTCGCACGATTCTGCCATAACCGAAACACAGGTTATCCGTAAGGCTTGACACATAAGGACTTACGGGCTTTGGCCTAGAACTTACGGCGACTTGCCAAACGTAAAGCTCGTCGTAACTTTGACTTATCGCATTTTGGAACACCGATGCAGCAACCCCTAGACCCTGAGTATGCCAAGCGTCTCGCCGACGTGCTGCGGCTGGCTGCCGAGGGCAAGGCGGATGGCATGGCGGCGGTGCTGGCAGAGGCGGGCTACGTGCACGAGGGGCGCCGGTGGCGTGTGACGAACCAGGAGGCGGCGGAACTCTGCGGCGTGGTGCGGAAGACCCTCTGGGAATGGCGCACGTTGCGCGGTTTCCCCCCGCTGGATGCCCAGGAGTTGCAGGACTTGCGCGAGGTCGTCAAGTGGTGGGCAATGCAGCACAGCCTCGCACGCGGCGGCCTGACGGATGAGGAGCACCTATCGCCTGAGCGCCAGGCACGACTGGCGTTGATACGGGAGCGGACAGAACTGGCACGGCTGGAGCGGGGCGTGCTGGAGGGGCGGCTGGTGGATGCGGGCGAACGCATGGCCGAGGAGCAGCGGGCGATCCATGACCTCAAACACCACCTGCTTGACCTGGGACGGCGTGTCAGCATGAGCACGGACGGCCTGACCGGGCAGGCGTTGCAGGAGCATGTCGAGGCGCAGGTCGCCGAGGCGCTTGGGCGCCTCGAGGCGGCGTGGGCGAAACGCGAGATGAAGCCGAAGGTCAAGCGAACGCGAAAGCGAGGGGCATCGTGAGCAAGGTCTGGCAAGTGTGGTCGGCGGCCATTGCAGTCCCCGAGCGGTTGACCCCCTCGGCCTGGGCGGAGAAATACCGCGTGCTGCCGCGTGGTCAGTCCCCGCGGCCGGGCCGGTGGCGCAATGAGGTCTCACCCTATCTGCGCTGGCTGATGGATGTGTGCGTCGCCCCTGGCGTGGTTGCACTAGTCGTGATGAAAGCAGCGCAGATTGGCGTCTCAGAGGCCATGCGCAACGTGCTGGGCTACATCGCCCATGTCGCCCCTGAGCCGTGCGGCCTTGCGCTGCCGACCTTGCCGAAGGGCCGGCGCATCGTGATGAATCGCATTATCCCGATGCTCGTGCATACCGAACCGTTGAAAGCCCTCTTGACCGCGACATCCCGTGACGTGCAGGCCGAGGAGATCCTGCTGCTCAATGGCTGGCGGCTGCATCTGATGTGGTCTGGCTCAGCCTCGGCGATGGCCAGCGATCCCATGCGGCTTGCGGTCTGTGACGAGGTGGACAAGTTCGAGCAGTGGGTGGGCCGCGAGGCCGACCCTGTTTCGCTCGTGGCCAAGCGGTTGCGGGCCTACGGCGACCGGGGGCTGCTGATCGAGGTATCCACGCCGACGACCGCGCTGGGGAAAATCAATCAGGACTACGACTCGGCATCGGTCAAGCTGGCTTACTACGTGCCCTGCCCCGCATGTGGGAAATGGCAACGGCTGGTCTGGCCGCAAGTCAAGTGGGAGAAACCGGGGGGTGACTTGACCAGCAAGCAACTCGCCGCGCACGTCACGCGTACGGGCGCGGTCTGGTATGAGTGCATTCACTGTCAGGCGCGAATCAGAGACGACCAGAAGACCGCGATGGTGAGGGCGGGCCAGTGGCGCGCAGAGGGTGGCGGGCAGGTGACGGACGCATGGGGGCAGCAGCATGATAGCGCGGAGACCGTGACGGCCTGGCCGCCGGGGACGCGGATCGGCGTCCAACTGTCTGCGCTCTACTGCCTCTGGGAGCGGTGGGCCACGATGGTCGGGGAGTTCCTGCGGGCGCAAGGCGACATGGCCAAGCTCTACGATTTCTTCACCGAGACGCTGGGCGTGCCGTGGGAGCAGGTGATCCAGAAGATTCCCAAGACGGCGTTCGCCGCGAAGGTTGTGCGGGCCACGTTGGATGAAGGCATCGTCCCAGCATGGGCGGCGCGGTTGCTCGCCACGGTGGACACCCAGCACGATCACTTCGTCATCGTGCTGAGGGCATGGGGCCCGGAGATGCGGTCTCAGCGTGTGTGGCATGGGAAGGTTCAGAGTTTCAAGGAGCTTGATGAGTTGCTATTCAAGCATCCCTGGCGCATTGATCGGGAGAGCGAGCACGTGATGTCGCCGAGTCTCGTCGGCATTGACACGGGCGGCACGCGACTAGAGGGCGAGAGCGAGTCGCGCACGTCCGAGGTCTATCGCTGGGCGATGCTCAGGCGCGCCGTGGTGCGCCCCATCAAGGGCGCAATGCGCGGGCGCGCGGGCCTGTTCATCTGGCCCGGTCGCGGGTTCGTGGACGTGGGCCGACCACGCAAGCTCGGCCAGCGCCGTGACCAAGTATCAGACCAACTCCGCATCTGGTGGATTGACACCCATCACTTCGCCGACGAGATGGCCGACCTGATAGCGGCAGGCAAGGACGACCCGTCTCAGGAGCGATGGCTCTTGAACAAGCGGCAGGATGACGAATACGAAAAGCAACTCAGCGCCGTGCACAAAGTGCCCACGCGCAAGGGGCTGAAGGTCACGGAACTCTGGACGCCGATCCATCCTGGCAGCAAGATTGACTACTGGGACGCCGAGGTGTATCAGATTGCGCTCGCGTACATGGCGCAGATTCATTCCCTGCCGCCGCAGGCGGAATTTGAGAAACAGCGCAAGGCTCAGAGGGCTGGGCCGACCAAGAAGAAGGCAACCTACACGGAGGTCTAAGATGACGAAGCGAGCGTATCAGGCGAACCCGGTCGTGATCGAAATCCCAACCGTCTGCCCCGCCTGCGGCAGTGCAGAACGGCGCGTGCTCAGAACGGACAGATTCGACGGCGAGGAGTTGATCGTGGGCGGCAAGACGTATCCTGGACAAGTGCGGCGGCGCGTCTGCTGCGATGGTTGTGGGCAGCATTACATGGTCAAAAGCCCCATTGCAGAGCCTCAGAATGCTAGAATCTAGCAAATTTCTGAGGGCGCGGCATCTTTTTCGTTGACAGCGAACGGGGGCTATGGTAGGAAATCCCTAGACTGACGCACCCTCAGCGGCTGATCCCCGCTGAGCACAACTGACTACAGCAACCCAAAGGCTGTGCGGAGCCGCACCTTCGCACAGCCTTTTTGCTGTACGGGATTTGAGAATGACGACCGCCGAAATCAGCGCACGCCTCACGCTGGTCAACAACGCCATCAACGACATCCTCACAAAAAAGGTCAACGACGTGACGATTGACGGGCAGAGCTACACGGTGCTTGACCTGGAGCAACTGGACGCAATGCGGCTGCGTCTGGAGCGTGAGTATGCGATCAGCGCTGGCACGGTCGCCCGTGTCGCCGCTGCGGACATGCGGGGGAACTTCGAGTGACCGATCCCACCACACTGCTACGAATCGCCGGGCTGCCCAATCAGCCCGAAATGTTCTCCTATCATGCCGTCGTGGACAAGAAGAAACGCAGTGCGCCACTTACCACCACGCGAAGCGAAGACAAGGAGACCAACACAACCGAACGACGCACGCTGGTCGCCACGGCCCGGGACCTGCCTCGCAACTTCGCCGTTGCCGCGTGGATGCTTCGCAAGCATCTAGACTACGTGAGCCGCTTTTCCTTCCAGGCCAAGACGGGGAACGACATTCTCGACGCGCAGATCGAGGCGCTCATGGCCCGTTGGTCGCGGGCGCGGAACTGTGACGCCGCTGGCCGTCATTCACTCAGTCGCATGATTCGCCTGGCCGAATGTTGCCGCGTGCTCGATGGCGACGTGGCATTGGTCAAGCTGGGCGATGGACGGTTGCAGGCAATCGAGGGCGACCGCATTGCCAAGCCGACCGTCGGGGATGGAGCGCCGGGATGGGACGAGGAGAAGGTTACGGCAGGCGTGGAGTTGAACGGCACGGGCGCGGCGACTCGTTACTGCATCTGCAAGCGCAGCACGATGAGCCAGGGGAACACGAGCCTTGCGTTTGACCGCTGGGTGAGCGCGGCAGACGTGATCTTCCACGGCTACTTCACCCGTTTTGACCAGGTGCGCGGGGTGTCGCCGCTGAGCACGGCCATCAACACGCTGCAAGATCTCTACGAGGGCTTCGATTACAATCTCATCAAGACCAAGATGCACGCGATGTTCGGCCTGGCCATTCTGCGGCAAGGCGGCCTGACGGACGGATTTGATTACGCTGGCACGAGCACGACCAATGCCGAGGGGAATACCGTCACGCGGTATGACTACGATCTGCGGCCTGGCCTGAAACTGGAACTTGACCCCGGCGACACCATCGAGACCATCGAGAGCAAGACGCCCGCGGCCGAGTTCGTCGCGTTCTGCGAGTTGATGCTCAAGGTCGCGCTGCTCGCACTCGACATCCCCTACACGTTTTTCGATTCGCGTGAGTCGTCCTACAGCGGGGCGCGGCAGGACATGCTGCAATACGACGAGGCCGCGGAGGTCAAACGCGCAGACAACCAAGAAATCCTGAATGCGATCACGGACTGGAAGCTCGCCGCGTGGGTGGACTCAAACGAGTTGGCGTTGCCGCCTGGGATGCCATTGACTGATGTGCGCTACGAGTGGCAGCCTGCGGGCCTGCCCTGGATTGACCCACTGAAAGAGGTCGAGGCCGACATCGCCGCGATCAACGCGGGCCTGCTGTCCAGGACGCGGGCGTGCAAGGCGCGCGGCTATGACTTTGACGACATCCTGGCCGAACTGGCCGCAGAGCAGGCCGAAGCTATTGAGCAGGGTGTCAGCCTAAAGGCGGAGGTGAATCCGTCACCGCGAGCGACAGAAGGAGCAGCCAATGCCGGAACTGAATGAGCACACGAGTCCACTGCCCGACGAGACGCCCGCGCCCGACGAGGTGGCCCAGACGCCTGCCGCGATGGAGCGGTCGGTTGGTCGTTGGTTCATGTCCTCACCGCTCTACGGCGTCGGCGGCCACGACGTGGATGCCACAAAGGGCATCATCCGCAACGTGGCCATCGCCACGGTGGGCCAGACCAAGAACAAAATCTCGTTTGACCAAGAAACCATTGGCTCTCTGGTGGAGCTTGGCAATGCCAAACGCGGAGGCGTCAAAGTCCGATTCGGACACCCCAACATCAGCAACACCGCTCTCGGTACATTCCTCGGACGAGCGAAGAACTTCAGAGCTACAAGCGGCGTTGCTAGAGCTGATCTCTTCCTATCAGGCGTGGCGAAGGAGACGCCGCAAGGCGATCTCTGGCAATACGTGACCTCGATGGCGGCGAAGGAGCCGGATGCGTTCGGCGTGAGCGTGGTCATTGACTTTGACAGCTACTACATGCGCAATGCTGATGGCGAAAAGCAGAAGTTGGACGGCCCCGGCGCTGGCGACCAACCCTTCTTCGGCCAGGTCGCCAAGTTCCACGCGGCAGACATGGTGGACGATCCGGCGGCGAATCCTGACGGCTTGTTCAGCGCATGGGCGATGGATTCCTGGGCCGGACAAGTCACGGAGTTCCTCGACACACATCCCGAAATCTTCGCGTATGCGGAGCAGCATCCCGACGTGATGGATGCGTTCATGGCGCGATACAAGGCGTATCAAGAAAGGCGAGCGAGCGCAGAGAGAAAGGAGGCGGTCATGGCGGACGCCAAGGCAGCCGAGAAGATGGAGACGAAACCTGAAGTGAAGGTGGACGCAAAGGCCGCCGAGGCGCAGACGCCCAAGGCGGAGACCGTGCAGATGGAAGCCCCGGCGAAGGCCGCAGAGCCGACGCCGCCGGCTGCCGAATCTGCTGAGCCGCCGCCCGTGGAATCGCCCGACCCACGCGCCGAGTTCAAGCGCATGGTCGAGACGTTCGGCGCGGAGTTCGCCGCACAGGCATACGCGGACGGGCTGACGTACGAGCAGGCCCTGACGAAGCACTACGAGAAGGTCAAGGCGGAAAACGCGGAACTTCGGACGAAGTTGGCAGCGCAGAAGTCAGGCGCGGCCCCCGCGTCATTCTCGCCGGTCGTTGAGCCAACCCCCGCGGATCAGGCGAAGGCAGCCGAGGCGAAAGAGGCGCAGCGCCTCACGCTGAAGGTTGGCCCGAATCTGGCGAAGGTCGCGGCGGGCATGAAGTTCCGAAAGTGAAAGATTCAGAGCGAGCACTGTGAGGTCGTGACGTGGCGAACCCAACCCTGTTGGACATCGCAAAAGCAAACGGCTCGGACGCCGTGGTCGGCCTGATTGACGAGGCCATCACGACACACCCTGAGCTGACGATGGGCGCGGCCCGCACCATCAAGGGCATCAACTACAAGACCCTGGTGCGGACGGCGAACCCGACCGTGGCGTTCCGAAACGTCAACGAAGGCTCTGTGCCTGTCATTGGCACGTACACCAACCGACAGGTCGAGTGCTTCATCCTCAATCCCCGGTGGGAGTGCGACAAGGCCGCGGCCGACCGGTACGAGGACGGCGCGGCGGCCTACATCTCGCTTGAGGCGAGTTCCGTGACCGAGGCGGCCATGCTGCACGTGTCGAAGCAGTTCTACTACGGCACGGGCAACGACGCCAAGGGCTTCCCCGGCCTGCTCGCGGCCTACGACTCGACGAACATGGTCGTGGACGCCACCGGCACCACGGCCTCGACGGGTTCGTCCGTGTGGGCCGTCAAGTGGGGCGTCAAGGACGTGCAGTTCGTCTATGGCAACGGCGGTTCGCTCGACATGAGCGAAGTCAGCACGGCCCGCGTCACGGACGGCAGCGGCAACCCCTACACGGCCTACATCCAGGAAATCCTGGGCTACGTGGGCCTGCAAGTCGCCAACATCAAGAACATCGGGCGCATCAAGAAGATCACGGAGGACACCGGTAAGAAGCTGACGGATGTGCTCATCGCCACGCTGCTTTCCAAGTTCCCAGCGGGCGTCAATCCCGACGTGCTCTTGATGACCAAGCGCAGTCAAGAGCAGCTTCGGGCCAGCCGCACGGCGACCAACGCAACGGGCGCTCCGGCCCCGCTACCCAGCGAGGCGTTCGGCATTCCCATCGCCGTGACCGAGGCGCTCGTGAACACGGAGGAGTTGACACTGTAAGACGTTGACAAGTTCCTCGCACCGGGCGGGAATTTCCCCGCCCGGCCTCTTTCCCCCAGAGGAGGGAAAAGACATGTCTACGGCGTATAACTTGAAAGACGCGACCCTGATCGTGACTCGTGCGCTGCCCAACGGTTCGGCAACCGTGAACTCCACGAGCATTGACGCGAAGCGCACGGCCTCTGGCGTTTTTCTGGCCGATGTCGAAGTGGACATCCAGGCCCCGGCGGTGACGACCGGGATGCTGGCGGACGGTTCGACCATCATCTACTCGCTCCAGGACAGCGCGGACAACTCCAGTTTCGCCGCGATCCAGACCGCGCTCATTACGCAGACGGGCGCGGCCGGCGCTGGCGCGGCGGCGACATCCGCGCGGACGAAGCTGCCCAGCACGGTGCGCCGATACATCAGGCTGAGCATCGTGAAGAACGTTGCGGGTGACGCCACGAGCGTGAGCGCCACGTTCCAACTGGTGTTCTAATCAGTTCACCGATTCCCCGGCTCGGGCGCATCGAGTTGGAGATGGGCGCGCCGAAGGGCCTTGTGCTCGACCTGGGCTGCAACAATGGCGAAGGCATGGCCGCGCTCCGGGCCAGATGGCCCGACGCAGAACTACTGGGACTTGAACCCCACAAGGCGCTTGCGGCCCAAGCCCGGCAGCGTGGCTTTACGGTGGACACGAGTAGCGCCGAGGACATCGCGTTCCCCGGTGGCCGGTTCGACTTGGTGCTTAGCCGCCATAGCCTGGAGCACATTCCGAATCGGGCGAAAGCGTGCGCCGAGATTGCCCGCGTCTTGAAGTCTGGTGGAAAGGTCTATGTCCAAGCCCCCATTGAGCCGAACGGCTCAAAAAACAAGCTGCACGTATCGGCGTTCCGAACCGTGGACGAAGTGCGCGGCCTTTTCCCCGGATTCGTCGAACTGTACTGGGCCGCACAAGAGACGGTCGTAGAGTTGATTGCGGAGAAACCCCGTGGCGCTTGACCTGGACATGGCATTGGACGCGATGTTCGACGCCTTCGGTGAGATGGTCGAATACCGCAAGGCGAGTGGTGCGATCCGTCACGTGGTCGGAATCATTGACCGCAATCCGGCAGCCCCGTTGGATGTGTCGCCAGACGCGCTCAGGCCCAGTATGACGGCCAAATTCAGAAACTCGGCCCAGGAGGGCATCGCCATGACCGAGCTTGAAACGTCCACCGACCGGCTGCTGATTCCGAAACGGAAAGGGGACACGACCAACGAGGAATTG